GTTGCTACGTGAGGGGAAGGTCCGGCACGGTGGCAACCCTGTTCTTCGCTGGAACGCGTCTTGTGTTGAGATCATCGCTGACGGGAATGACAACTTCCGGCCCGTGAAGCCGGACCGTAANAAGTCTTCCAGCCGCATTGACGGTATCGCTGCGGCTGTTATGGCCCTTGATGGGTATGTTCGCCGACCTGTCAAGCGGCCGCGTGCTGTGAGTGCCTAGCACCTACTAGAAAAGTAGGTGCCCTGACCCCGAAGGGAGCTGAGCGAGTGGCTGACGAACGGCCGATTGATACCGTGACACGCCTTCGGGGCAAGCTGGATCGGCGTAGGGCGTACGCCGCGCGGTGGTCGGATTATTACAACGGCAAGCATCCGCTGAAGTTCACCTCGCCCGAGTTCCAGAACCGTACTGGCGATCTCTTCGTTGGGTTCGCGGACAACTGGTGCAAGGTTGTTCCGGACGCGTCTGTTGAGCGACTTCGCCCGATGGCGTTCCGGCTTGAGGATGGCTCCATCGATAAGGCGGCTAGTAGGGCTTGGAAGGCGTCTGAGTGTGATGTTGAGGTTGGGCTAGCGTTTCTTGAAGCCCTGATCTCTGGCCGTGCCTACGCGCTGGTTTGGAAACCGGACGGCGTGAACACGGAGATCACGTTTCAGAATTCTTCTCACGCCATCGTGGAGTATGAGCCGGGCAGGCGAGGGGTTCGCCGCTATGGCCTGACGACCTACAGCGATGGTAGTCACGAGTTTGCCACGCTGTTCAGCCGCCCGGATCAGATGGTGTACCGCTATCAGCGTCCGGCGGCGGGTACTGGTCAGTGGGAGACGCGAACCATCGGGCTCCTGCCTAGTGAGTCGGCGCATTTCGCTAACCCGCTGGGTGATGTGGTGCCGCTGGTTGAGATTGCGAATCGTTCCCGGCTGCATGGGAAGCCTCGCAGTGAGCTTGAGCCGGTGGCGCCGCTTCAGGATGCCGTTAACACCATCTGGTGTCATCTGATGACGGCCGCTGATGAGCTGGCGGTTCCGGCGCGTGCGGTGCTGGGTATGGACCGGCCTACTCGGGAGATCCTTGACCCGGAGACCGGCGAGGTTATCGGCGAGGAGGATTTGCCGATTGACCGCTTCCGGTCTGACCGGCTGTTGTGGCTCGAGAGTGATGGCGCGTCGATTGCCGAGTTCAGCGCTGCGGATTTGAGCAACTACACGCGGGTTATTGAGGTAGCGGTTCAGCACATCGCGGCGCAGACTAGGACCCCGCCCCATTACCTGCTGGGGCAGATGGTCAATGTTTCGGCAGATGCTCTTACGGCCGCCGAATCTGGTCTGGTTGCTAAGGTGATGGAGCTTCAGCGGTACTTTGGTGCTGCGCTCCGCGAGGTGATGCGGGTTGAGGCTCTGGTGTCCGGTGATGCTGCCCGTGCTGCGTCGCTGGCTCTGGGTGATGTGGTCTGGCGTGATGCTCAGTTCCGTTCTGACGCGCAGTACGCGGATGCCCTGACGAAGTTCAAGGCGATCAACGTTCCGGATGAGGCGCTGTGGGAGCGTATCCCTGGTGTGACGCCGGACGAGATTGAGCGTTGGAAGGGGATGCGTCAGGATCAGGCGGCCGCCATCGTGGGTGGTGACGTTGCCAGCTTGTACGGTGTGAAGCCGGACGACACCCCGGAAGTCGCCTAGGAAGGGGGCTGAATGCCTACATCAGCGGCTATCGCTGACGCCAGGTATTCGCTGGTCCAGGCGACTGTCAGGAGTACTGTGGAGGCGGTTCAGGGGCTTTGGCGCGATGCTTCCCCTGACCGCATCCTGACCGCCATGCAGGGTGAGCTAGGGAAGCAGATTCTCAACGCTGTGATCAGCGGACAGCTCACCGTAGCTCAGGGGGCGCAAGCCTTTGTGACCAGCGCGATGCTGGCGCAGGGTGCTTCGCTGGAAACCCTGGGGCGGTTGGTTCCTGGTGCGCTGGCCGGTATTGCTAGCGACGGCCGACCGCTGGCGACTCTGCTGTATCTTCCCGCCATCTATACGGCTCAGGCGCTTCAGGCCGGTATGAAGCCTGAAGCTGCTTCAGCGTTTGGGCTTAGCCGCCTGGCCGTGATGGTGGCGACTCAGATTGCGGACACTTCTCGCGCGGCTACTTCGGTTGCGATGACCGCCGAGCCTCGCTGTGTTTCTTATGTCCGCGTTGTGAAACTTCCGGCGTGTGATCGTTGCATCATTCTCGCCGGTCGCCAGTACAGTTACAGTACTGGTTTTAAGCGGCATCCTCGCTGTGACTGTGGTATGGAGCCGTTGAGCGATTCCGATTGGCGGGCGACGGCAAGCCCAGAAGACCTTTTCAAGGCTATGAGCCCCGAGGAGCGTCGTAAGCGCTTCGGCACTGCCGGGGCTGACGCCATCGAGAAGGGCGCAGATATGGCACAGGTGGTGAACGCGCGACGCGGGATGACCACCACGGCCACGGGCAAGAAGGTGACGCTCGAAGGCACTACCCGGCGCGGTATCGGCGGTAAGGCGCTGGACGCTGGTTTTCAGAAATACAGCGGTCAGGGTCGGTACGCGCGGGCACGCGAGGCTCGCCTGATGCCCGAACAGATTCTCAAGCAAGCGAAGGGGGACCGTGACCTTCAGGTTGCCCTACTTCGCAAGCATGGATATATCACCTAGGAGAGCGATTCTCTATGGCTGAGGAGACCCCCGGCACTGCGCAGACTGACGGTGAGCCGGAAGGCGACCAGGCGCAGAACACGAATCCTGAAGATGCCCAGAGTACTGANNCNGANGCCGCGCTGGGCGATGCTGGTAAGAAGGCGCTTCAGGAGGAGCGGGCGGCGCGTAAGGCCGCTGAACGGGAGCTAGCAGACCTGAGGCAGGAGGTTTCCCGACTACGCCGATCGAATGCGGCTGTCAAGGACGTTGACCTTGATGCCATCAAGTCGGAGATCCGGCAGGAGTTTGATCAGAGGCTTCTAGCTGCTGAGATTAAGGCTGTTGCTGCCGGGCGGTTGGCTGACCCTGCGGACGCCATGCGATATGGCGACTATTTCGAGGGTCTGTCGGCTGATGATTCGAGCGGAATCAAGTCCGCTATTGACAGGCTTCTGAAGGAAAAGCCTTATCTGGCCGTTCAGGACGCTGGTCCTAAGCCGTGGGGTGATGTGGGCAGTGGTCCGCGTGAAGCCCCGGCTGATCCTGAGCCGAGTAACCCGCAAGAGCGGCTAGCGCGGGCTTACGGCCGGAAGGCGAACTAAGCACCTACTAGAAAAGTAGGTGCCTCGCTGATTTCGAGGTGAATTTTTAAGATGGCGCTTACTCTCGCAGAGTCTGCTAAGCTCTCTACAGACGATCTACAGCGCGGAGTACTGGAGACTTTCGTCATGGAGTCTCCGATCCTTGACCGTATCCCGTTCATGACCATCGAGGGTAATGCCTACGCGTACAACGCTGAGGCGACCCTTCCGGGCGTTGAGTTCCGCGCGGTCGGGGACAAGTACAGCGAGTCGACGGGTACTGTCAACCAGTACACTGAGTCGCTGGTCATCCTGGGTGGTGACGCCGACGTTGACCGCTTCATTGCGCAGACCCGTAGCAACCTGAACGACCAGCGGGCTGTCCAGACCCGTATGAAGGTCAAGGCGGCGGCCTACAAGTTCCAGGACGCGTTTTTCAACGGTGACGTTACCGTTGACCCGAAGGGCTTCGATGGTCTGAAGAAGCGTCTTACTGGTTCGCAGGTGATTTCCGCTGGTGATAACGGCGCCCCGGTCGTGGGTGACGGTAACGCGGATGCTCAGGCTTTCTTCGACAAGCTGGACGAGCTGGTTGCCGCTGTGCCTGGCCTGAACGGCTCGAATGGTGCTCTGTACGCTAACCGTAAGGTCGTTGCGAAGATCCGTTCTGCCGGTCGTCGTCTGGGTGGCGTGGATATCGTCCGGGAGGACATGACCGGTAAGCGGGTTGTGACTTGGAACGGTATTCCGGTCCTTGACCCTGGTCAGACGCCGGACGGTACTGACATTCTCCCGACTACGGAGACTCAGGGCGATGCCTCTAACGCTTCCAGCATTTACGCTGTGCGGTTTGGTCAGGCTGAGGGCGATCAGGCGGTTACCGGTCTGACCAACGGTGGCGTTCAGGTCTACGATCTGGGTGAGCTTCAGGAGAAGCCCGTTTACCGTACCCGTCTCGAGTTCTACTGTGGTCTTGCCGTGTTCGGCGGTAAGGGCGCGGCCCGTCTGACCGGCGTTCTAGCTGCCTGATAGGAGTGGAATTTGCCTGCGCGTAAGAGGGCGGAAACCCGCCCCGCAACGACGAAGGCTGCCACTCCTGACGTGCCGCACGCTGGGGATTGCTCGGACCCGTCCCGGATTGAGTGCTATTCCGCGACTCGCCCGGACGGGTCTGAGGCCCGTATCACGCGGTGCGTCGAGTGTGGCGGTCAGCTAACGAAGTAAGGGGGTTTCCCCATGGCGCTACCGCCGCTTGCGACTGTCGACCAGCTAGCCGAGTGGATGCAGGTTGACGTTTCCTCGCTGCCCGCTTCTGCTGAGTCGGCGCTGTCGGCTGTGTCGGCGATCGTTCGGAAGGAAGCCCGTAACACGTTCCGCCGGTCGACTACGACGCTTGTGCGTAGGCCGCGTTGTGGGGTGGTGACGCTGCCGCTTCGCCCTGTGGTGTCGGTGGATAGCGTGACCCGTGACGGCGCTCCGGTCGAATGGGAGTGGGACGACGGCGACGAAACGCTGTCTGTAAGCGGCTGTGCGCCTGTCTCAGTGACGTTCACGCACGGGTACGCAGAAGTGCCCGGCGACGTTCTGGCAGTCGTTCTGACGGCCGCACAGCGCGTTCTGACCAACCCCCAGGATCTACGGCAAGAGACAGTCGGCAGCATCAGCGTTACGTACGCGGCTGAGACGATCGGCGCTTCGCTGTCTCAGGCTGACAAGGATCTGCTAGCCCGGTACCGGCGTACTGCTTCGGTGGTGAGGCTGAAGTGAGCGCGCTGTACGGGGACGCTGTGACGATCCTCCGCGCCGGATATCTGGTGGACAAGTACGGCAACCCGTCCAGTCAGCGAGATTGGGCGAATGCCGTGCGTACACCGGTGTCCGGCGTGAGCGTCCAGCCTGACGTGTCGACGGAGGCTACGGGGGACCGGGGGACGGTTGTCACGGGTTGGCGTCTGTTCACGCCGAAGGGCCGGGATCTGGACCTGTTGGCCACGGACCGCGTTGAGTTTGGCGGGATGACGCTGGAGGTTGACGGCGAGGTTGCCCGCTATCGAATGGGTGGACGCGTTCACCACGTTGAGGCACGTCTGAAGAGGGTGACCGGCTGATGGCTTCTCGCATTCGGTACAATTTCAACGTCATTCGGGGTCTTCTTACTGATCCGGCGACCGGCCGTGAGGTGCTGCGTAAGGCGCATGCCATGGAGGCGGCGCTGAATTCGGCCGGTGTTGAGACGAAGGTTGACCATCAGGACGG